CGACACGCCACGCCAAATCGGACCTGCATCCATCCGAGCCGACTAACCAAAGGAGAAAATAATGCCGACTGAACAAGTCGAAGAAATACCCATCGCCAGACTGAAGGAGGATTTAACGCTCTATCCGCGTCGCAGGATCGACTCCTCCAACATTGCCACCCTGGTGGAGGCGTACGAAGCCTTTAATGCCGGCCAGGGGGAGGAGCCACCCCCGATCATCGTCACCCAGGGAAAGACCATCGTTGACGGTGTTCACCGGGCGCGGGCCAAGCTGAGGGTCTATGGGGATGACGCCACCATCTCCTGCATCGTGCGCCGCTATCGCAGCAAGGCCGAGATGTTCTACGACGCCTGCATGCTCAACAGCGGGAGGGGTCACGACCTGTCGCGATGGGATCAGCTTCATTGTGTCGAACTAGCACGGGAACTCAAGCTGCCCATCGAGCGGCTCGCCAAGGCCCTGGGCTGGACTTCTGAGCGGCTCCTGTCCTTCAGCGAGAGGCGGGCCACCCAGACCCTGAGCGGCAAAAAGACGCACCTCAAGTCTTCTCTCCTGTCCCAGAAGAACGGCCCCATAAGCGAAGAGGTGGAAGCGATCAACGAGACACCTGGCGGTGTCGACGGCATGTCACCGGCCTACCACGCCCGCATGCTGCTGATGCACCTCCAGGCCGACAGTATCCCCTACGAGGCCAACCTGGCTCACAGGTTGGCTGACCTGGCAGCCGCCATCGAAGAGTGGCTGTCCAACTATGGGGCCGAAGAAGAAGAAGCCCAATAGAAAGGAATCACCATGTCCGCATCCGATATTTTCAAGTTCCAGTCCCGGTGGACGACCTACACCGGATCCCTCCACATCAACACCCTGGTCGGTGGCATCCCCAAGGACGGGGCCACCATCCACGCCTTCGTCAAGGCCCGCATCACCGACAACGCCTCCGAGATGAGCCGCATTGCCGAAGAGACCATGGTCGAAATGGGTCTTGACCCTGTTCTCGACAAGGATGAACTGAGCGCCGCCCAGGTCGATGAGATCGTGGACAAGGTGTCCAAGAAGGCCGTGGCCGGCAACGGCTTCAAGCAGATCAACGGTGAACTGGTCTGGGAGGGTCGCTGTCTCAAGGCTGCCCTGAACGAGGCGTGCAATGCCCTCTACCCAGGCGTGGAATCCTTCCCCGGCAAGCCCGACAAAACCAAGAAGGGCCTCAAGAGCTACTTCATAGAGCGGGTGGAAGTCGTTGACTACTACATCCCCCTGGGCCGCACCGAGCCTGACATCAAGGGCGAGGAGCGCATCAAGCACATCAGCGGCCCCCAAGGCAAGCGCAGCGCCATCAACCTCGTGGACGTATGCACTGACCTGGACATCACCTTCACCATCAAGGTGCTGAACGACTGGGTGCCACAGGAGTTGTGGCAGGAGCTTTTTGAGTACGTCGAGTTGGGTGGCGTATGGGCTGACCGCGCCCGCGGTGACGGGCGTTGCGAGCTAACCTCCTGGGAAAAATCGACCGACTCCAGGAGCGTCACCCGCTCCAACGGCAAGCGCCGGCTTGCCACCACCGCGTCATAGCAGGGAGGGGCGGCTTAGACCGCCCCTCACACCAAACCAAACCGACTTGCCGTTTTCCTTGCCGTGCCTGACCCGATCACGCCTAGCTGACTCGCCAACCCATGTCTCCCCCAGCCGACTCGCTCCGACAACCCTGACTACCCGACCCTGGCCGTGCCCGCTCAGGCCCTGCCGACTAGCCTCACCCGTCCCGGCCCCGTCCTGCCAACCCTTGCCGTGCCGACACGCCTGCCCCAGCCATCCCTCGCCGTTACGGGCCTCGCCTAGCCGACTATCCCCGCCTTCCCGTGCCAAGCCGCTCCGACATCTCCGGCCCGACCCCCTCAAGCCAATCCGACCCGCCATCCCCGTTCTTTTCTCTCTCAGGCCCAGCCGACTCGCCACGCCTCGTCCCCCCCTTCCCGGCCTACCCCACCCTGACCGACCCGCCAAGCCTGCTCCGACCCAGCCGCGCCCTCGCCAGACCTTGCCATGCCGACACTCCAGTCCCTGCCCCCCTTGCCCCGAACCACCCCAGCCGACTGCCCTTGCCGCATCACGCCGACCCAGGCCAGACCTCGCCAAGCCGACTCGCCCATCCCTGTCCACCCATCTCATCCCGACTTGCCGTCCCGCGCCACGCCCCGCCGAGTCTTATCCCGCCGAGTCATGCCGACTCGCCACGCCGCGCCGGCCCGTGCCGCGCCTCGCCTCGCCCCGCCAAACCGACCCACCAATCTCCTGCCCAGTCAACCCGTGCCCCGCCGACTCGCCTCGCCGTGTCATGCCCTGCCCTTGCCTCGCCTAGCTGACTAACCATGACCTTTCGCGGCCCTCAGTACCTTTTCTGCGGCAGCCGCCTTACCTCAGACACCCTGATCCTCCGACTCCTTCTCACGGGCCTGAACTCCCAGGCCCGTGAATGGAGCGAGGTCATCACCATCCAGGACAATGGCACCCTGGAGGGGTTAGAACACGAGGTGAGCATGTTCCGCCACCTGAAGCACCAGGAAGTAGGGGAGTGGTCTGATCCCAACGTCGTACTGTGCTTCATGGACCGGATGTCCATGAACCGCGGTACTGAGCGTCTCCTGCAACGTGCTGAGACAGAGAAGCGCCCCTGGTTCGTGATTGGCAACGCCAGCGACCGGAGGCAATCCCCGGTGGAGGGTTAACGGTCACACCCCCTCTGTACCCTTAGCAGCATGGCAACCAAGACCAAGACCAAGCCGAAGCTGGATCTCAAGGGCCTGCGCCAGGAGGTGCGCGAGTGGTACGCCCTCAAGCGTCAGGATGCCCTGCTGGCACCCAAGCTGAAGAGAGGCACCGACCGGTTCAAGGAACTCCTGGGAATATATGGAGAGAAGGATCCCTCAGACGGCTCTATTTATCTGGATCTGGAAGAGCCGATGGGGGACCAGCGCATCCAGTTCTTGAAGAACCTGTGCGTGGTGTCCAAGAACATCGACGTGGAGGTGGCCCAGGAAATCCTGGAGTCAAAGGGCATCTGGGAGGAGATGTCGGAAGAGATCCGCGTCCCCGATGAGAGCCGGATCGCCGCTGCCTATTACGACAACCGCCTCAACGATGACGAGTTCGCCCGCATGTTCCCAGCAGTCACTTCATATCGCTTCTTCCTGTTGGACGAAGATCGGAAGCCAGTTCGGGCATGACCGGGAGCGCCCTCTGCCGGCCCGACTACGAGCACGAACTCATGGCTGCCTTCGGCACCCTCCAGGATGAGTACTACCCCGGCTCCAAGCGCAAGCGCCGGGAGTCCCTGGAGATGCGCCAGGAGCGGGTCAAGGCCGAGAAGGCCCAGGCCAGGGAGGAAGAGTCCTGGGACGCCCACCCCCTGAAGAAGTGGGTCAAGGGCGTCGAGTATGAGATGTTCCCCATCGGTGCCCTGGCGAAGGCCCTGGGCCGCGACAGCAACACCCTCCGCGCCTGGATACGGAAGGGCTGGCTACCACGCAACACCTATCAGACCGCCCCGGTCGTTGGGTCCAGGGGTGACGCCGGTCGTCGCCTCTGGACTCGGCGGCAGATCGAAGGGATCGTCCGGATAGCGAAGGAGGAGGGCCTCCTGGATCCCAAGCCACCGCGCCTGGTGGAGACCGCCTTCACCAGGCGGGTGGTAGCGGCCTGGAGGTCGTGGCTATGAAGCTCTCCAAGAACATCCGCTACCTCGTGAGGGTCCGCGATTACGAGACCGTCCACGTCGAGGTGGGAGCAGAGGCAGACCACCACGACATGGGCTGGAGCGATGAGGACTGGGCCGCACTGGGCGAGACCAGGGCCTCCTGGATCGACCAGCTAGAGCTACTGGTCATCACCGAAGTGGAGAGGCTAGCCCGAGAAGAACTGTCCCAGATCGCTCGATGGAGCGAGATCTCACCCAACATTGCCGAAGACTTCCTGTCCTCTGCACCCCTGTCCCCTGTACCACCACATGCAAGGAGCCAACATGGCACAGCCAAGAAGGCTGGTTCGACCGCGACCAGCAGAAGAGTACGACGAAGCCCCTCCGGAGGAAGGACGCCGCCGTCTGCGGCGTGAGGAGCCGCCCTCCACCCTCCGATCCAACCGCCCCCATCCCTCCGAGCGCCGGCCTACCCGTGACGAAGCCGATGACGACCGCGGTCTGGCCGTCGCCAAGGGTTGGGGTGGCTACAAGCGCACCAAGGCCAACGCCCCCTCCCAGTGGACGAAGCTGTACAAGGTGCCCGACGAAGAGGGCCTGATCATGTTCCTGGAGGACGGCCCATATGCGTCATTTTTGATGCATTGGTGCGAGTGGATGCCCAGAGGCAGCCGGCTCAGCTATGTGTGCCTCCAGGAGGATTGCCCGCTCGACGGTGTCGATCCCAAGCCTGCGGCCCGCATCCGGTTCAACATCCTGGACTGCGGTGGTGACACGCCCATCCTGGTGACGTTTGAGTGTGGTGTCTCGGTGACCGAGATGCTGGAAGAGTATTCTGAGGATGAATCCCTGAGTGGCCGGTACTTCGCCGTAGCCATGAAGGGACCGAAGAACTCCAAGCGCACTCAGATCCGCCCCGTAAAAATCCGTGACCTCAAAGAGGACTGGGATTTTGAAGCATTGACCGAAGACGAGGTCGCCAAGTTTGACGACCGTCTTTGGGACGACACATCCCTCGACGTTGCTTCCAAGGCAGAGCTACAAAAAGTGGCCGATGCCTTCAACGAGTAAGGGTCCGAACGATGGTGCCGGCAAGGCCCGCCGTCGTGTCGGAAAGGGGAGGGGGCCGGTACCCGCCACCGGCCCCTTCCCTCAACATCCCGAAGTGTGACCTTGTCTGGATCACACCGGGACAGACTGCGGGGGACTGGAACTACGGGGGCGGGGCGCAACATCGGCGCTGCATCCTGCTCATCGACCACGAAGGGGATCACGATACTGGCGAGGGGGAGCGGGACCGCAACGTGGTCAACCGCTCCAGGTACAAGTGGGGGGCACGCGGCTTCACCACCGAGCAGGTCTATCGATCCGAGACCATCAGGATCGAATGGGAGGCGCGGAACCGCCCCCAACCCATCAAGAAGCTCAAGGACTTCCACGAGTTTGAGTCCTGGGTGGAGGCCGGCTGCCCAGGTGTGCGCCGGCCCGTCGAGCGGGGCTGCGGCCCCATCGCCACCATTCGCACCATGGAGCAGCTAAGAGAAGTGGTGGAGATCTACTCGGCATTTTCCGAGTTCGCCTTCGACGTAGAGACCCGCGGTAGCCGGCGGGTTCGCATGCTGCAACCGGGTCGGAGAGTGCTATCGAGATACGCGGAACAGACCTCGCCCTGCCTGGCCTGTGGCAACCCCATCTCTTCCAGGCGGCGGGCCTACTGCTCCGACCTATGCCGCAAGACGGCTGACAAGGACAAGCCGGCCCTCGACACCCGAACCAACGAGGTTTGGTGTCTATCCCTCGCCGGCCCAGGCGTGTCTCACGTCATACCCATGGGGCACCCCGACAAACGCCAGCAGCTACATCGGGCCGATGTTTTTGAGGCCCTGCGCCCGTTGTTCTTCTCCAGCCGGCGCAAGATCAATCAGAACGTCGGGTTCGACTTGTTGAGCATCGCCAAGTACTACGAGGGCAAGATCCCACCCCCGCCCAACGCCGACAACATGACCAAGGTGTTC